CATTCGGAAAACGTGTTTTTGGACATACTCTTTTGAAAACCATTCACCAATATATGGTTCCATAGTATTTAGTATATCTAATCGGTCACGCAATACGTCCATGTCTCTCATTTCCGCATAGTGACCATCCTTTAAGTAAGAATAATGTATGTTGTTTCTTATCAAGCTCCAATCTTCTTCTGCAATTACACCTTTGAGAATCAATTGTGTTTTAAGAATGTCATTGAAGAGAACATTAAACTTCTTCCTAAGTTTTTGAATAAATTTGGTAAATTTAACTTCATCTCTTGTGATCTCTGCACCCCTACCTAGATTGAAAGTAGACTCCTGTTCTAATCGACTTACAGGAATATTGAGTGAACGATAAAGTTTTCTCTGAAAATAAACAATGTCTTCGACTTCACCAAGGTTTTGTCCACCAGGCAAAGTTGTAATTTCTGTTCCTCTTCCACCCTCTCTTCGTGGCAACCAGAAATCCTCCAACATACTCATTTGATTTCTGTCATCTCGTATCTCACCTGTAGCTGCGTTGTAGACCAACTTGTTTCGATATCGATTCATGACATCTTTGAGATACTGTTCTGCTTTGACCTTTGGAAGATTACCAACATCAATGTAGAAGATCCTTCTTTCAGGAGCTCTTGAGATACGATAGATAACTACCGAATCCTCAATCATTCTGAGTTGGTTTACTGGTTTGATTGCTTTGTGAAGATAAGATAGAACAATATTTTTTGTGGGATCGTAAAGTCCAGATGGACAATACGCAACTGAATCAGATGTTATTTGGAATGCTCCGCCTGCAGCTACTTGATCCATTCCTTTCTCATTAAAAACATAATGATCTGATACTACTTTTATGTTTGGAGTTCCTTTTGCTGAGGCTTCTTTTTCTATCTTTTTTATTCTTTTTATTTTTAAACTATCAATGTATCTTAATTCTTGTATTCCGTCTTTTGGATTACTTTCATTTAAAATTTTATGATAATATATTCTTCCATCAATATACCACCTTCTAAAAATATCGTGTGCTTTATTATTGAAATCTAACAGGCGGAGAACTTGTTCAAACTCTTGACGAATTCTTGTTCTTATCTTTGAGGAAAATGGGACTTTATCTGTAACAATGCTGACTGTCTCACGGCCTGGTTCAACATTTACAGATTCATTGATGATATCTTCTATTGCAAAATCACATTCTGGATGTTCAGATGCAGACCGATATCTTCTAACTAAATCGTATTCGTTTTTTGCAGATGCGTTTAGGTCTAGGTATTCGCTGTAGAATCCAGCAACTGTGCTTGCGCCGTCATCCATGTCAGGGAGAACAAAACTAGGTTGCTCTCCCTTCTCTTTGGATGCACGTTTTATTTCAAAACCAAATAATTGTGCCATAATACTCCGTAATTACAAAATATTTATACGGAGAATTAGCTTGTAGTATTGGTTTCAAAAAATTGGTAACGATAAGTCACTTCAAATGTCTCTACGGCATCATTTTGATCATAACCTAACTCGATTGGAGCAATTGTTTGTGGAAACAATCCTCTAAAAGTGTATGACTTGATAGCTTCTCCAGCTCGGTCCAGTTGATCCACGAATGCATCAACTTGGTAATCTGAAGGATTCTCAAGTCCACTATTATCAGACAATGCATTAATAGCATTCATCCACCTCTCCATTGCATTACGAATCAAGAAGTCAGTATCATTCATGATGGTTGTAGTCCAAGCTTCGAAGGTTCGATCACCAGCGATATACAACTGACGCCCTCTGAAAGGAACTGCAACTTCACCTAGAGTCATTCCTGGCAAGTTTGTAGCTTGACAAAGAAAAGACATAACTCTTGTCTCTCCTCCTGCAGCTGCAAAGCCGGGAAAAGGCATTGTGACTTGAAACTGATTCGCACGAGCACCACCTCCTGCGAGTACTGCTTTAAAATCGTTGATTGTTGCCATTTAGTCCTCCTTACGCTCCAACTACTTCACTGAATGCAACACCAGTTTTTGTGGCGATGAAGTTCAGAGAAATAAAGTTAATAGACCGAGCAGGTTTGACAAATATATCAGCAACAAACTCGTTACGATCAACAACCGAGCCTGGGTTGTTTGTTTCGTCACATACTACCAAGAAATCTGTGACACCCCTTCTTCCTTGAACATCACGCAAGAAAGGTTCAACTTGATTCCTGAATCCAGCTCGTGTGAACTCATCGTTGAATTCAAACAACTGAAATTTAGCAGCGGTTGAGATTGCTTTCTCAAGAGTGATAAACAATCTTCGTACATTGATTCTATCAAATGCACTTGGTTTTGCTTGTGCGGTTTTATCACCGAACAGAACTGTTCCCTGGCCTGGGAAGGAACAAACTGGATTGATTCTTGCACGATAAAGAATGTCCCTGTTTGCTTTCTGAGGATTATACGCAAGTTTTACAACTCCACGAATTTGACCTCTACTGAATCCTCCTGGCGAGAACCATGAATCTGCAACTGTATCGGTCCTTGCACAAAGACCGGCCATATCTCCGTTAAGTGGTACGTATCGATAAGTGTCATTATACTTGTCGTACATATACTTGTACCCACTATCAAAGAATCCGTATGATGTTGATGTCAATGCATCAAAAAATGCTTTAACATTTGATGTTTGAGTGACCTCACTCGCAACATTAACAACATCATCAGCTTCTGGAGAAACAAATGCGACTGCATCTTTGCGGTCAGTACACATATCCAATGCATTTCCTGCTTTGGTAGCATTTGCTTTACCACACATGAAAAGACTCAAATCTACTGTTTCAGTATCTTTAAATCGGTCAATTCCATCTTTTGCCTCACCATCTGATAATGTGAATTCACTAGTTCCATCAGCACCACCTGTCAAAGTATCAGTTGTGATTACCTGAGACAATGCAGTAAATAATGTTTGTGCTTGAATTGCAATTGTATCACCATATCCTGTACCCACTGAAGGATGGTCCATCCAGTAAATCATTGTGGATTCGTTGTAAATTACATCAACATAGTAGTTTGTGCTTCCGTCTGCCTTTCTAGCATCAGAAAGTTTTGATACACCAGCAAAAGTTTCAATAACTTGATTTGGTACACCTGTGATACTACCATCTGTGTCTATTACAACAATATGCAGTTCATCAGCAGTTTCTACACCAGAACGATCTTTTACATAATCAGATGTTCCAGGCGCAGAGTCAAACAGATCATAATATTCCCACCTTCTACGAACTGGCGTAGAATCAGCGATAGCAGATCTGAGTCCTCCAGCAGTATTTGTTGTTCCGAACCTTTCAATAGTGATCGTATTACCAGCATCTATTGCAGTAATTCTATATTCAGATCCATCGGCTTCACCAAAATGAACGATATCCCCTACCACAAAACCAGTTGTTGCAGCTACAGATATTACTGTCTGTCCTACGGCTTCAGCTGCATCTAATGTTGTTACATTTGTTTGTTCGTAATTAGCTGGAGAGTAACACGCAGAAACTTTAATACTGTTACCCCACGATCCAGCAGTCCTTGCAGCCCAAGGTCCAACTGAACCAGCTCCACCACTATAGGTATTTGTATAGTGGTCTGTTGACCTAATCAAAAGTCCATTTCCCGATGTTGCAGTAGCATTTAATAAACCAGCGATAGATGGTCTTACTACTCGTAATGCGTTACCATATCCAAGAAAGTTAGCGGCACAAAACCAATCTTCAAACTGACTACCATCTGTTTGAGGTTGACCAAAAACTTGTACCAATTCTTCTTCAGAAGCAATTGCAGTGATTTCATCAACTGGACCTTTTTGTGCGGCCATGACGATACCACCAATTGAAGTTGCGACAGCGGGAACTACGTTTGTTAGATCTTTTTCTGTTACCTGTACACCAGGCGAAACTTGAAACGCCATTCCATCTCCTTAAATTAGAAGTGTTTATGCATATATTTAGACATTTGGGGTTTTTCAGAACGTCTTTTATAACATAAATAGGTTATAATGAATCATTATGAAAAATATAAAATCACCATCAAAGA